CCCTTTACCGTTTCCTGTAGTAGACCATATAGGCAATCGTGCCGCTGCCGGCAACTGTCACATCAACATAAACCCCGAGACTATAAGGGACAGGAGGATCGAAGTTCAGTGTCTGAATCCGTGGGCTGGCAGCCATCTCCAAGGTCGGCACAAGTTTGGTCCCGGTCGCGCTAAGTGCGTTATACACATCAGCCGAAAGCGCGTTGCTGCCGTCCGTGACAAACACAATCCCGTAAAGATACCCCGCCCCTGTCACCGCCGCCGCATCATCGGTAAGGGTCGCCGTAAAGTTCATGTAGGACGGCGGCTCAAACGCGAAGGTAGGCACCACCGCAAAAAGAACCAAAGCCGACACGATCAAAATCTTTTTCATTGCATGATCTCCTTATAATACTGAGTTGTTTTTGTGATGCCTTCCTTCAAGTCAACCTCGGGCTTCCACCGCAAATAATTCGTTGCCGCTGATATGTTTGGCACCTTGCGGGACTTAGCCGCAAGGGCTTTCAATGTTCTGTTATTGCTGAACGCCGCGTTATTTGTAGTAACAACCGCAGCGCCCCCAGGCTGATCGAATATGATAGGCAAATCGACACCGTTGATCGCCATAATGTTGCAAGCCAGATCATGTATCGTTATGCCGTTAGGTGATCCTAATTCTATAACTCCGGTATGCTCAGAATCCATGAACCGCATCAGCGCCTTGACGATATCAGAAATGTAGCAGAAGGCGTCTATCTGGCTGCCATCACCCCACACATTGATAGGCTTACCTTCGATAGTTGCTCTAATAAAAGTCGGTATCACGCGGCTGTCATCCCTCGCCATTCCAGGACCGTAAACGTTTCCCATTCGAGCGATTTTGGCAAAACCCGACTCGGTGCAGAACTTCTCGCCCAGGATCTTGCCTTGAATATAGGTGCTGCCGAATGTCTGCCGGTCGAGCACTTTGATAGATGATGCAAACAAAAACTTCGCTTGATACTTTTCAGCAATCTCAAGCAGTTTCAATGTCGCCGTGCTATTAACTGCAAGTGTCATCTCGGGGTGCTTATATGTCTCAGCCGGGGCCGTAGGGCTTGCCAAGTGAAATATGCCGTCCACCTTGTCACAATCAAAGGATTGACAAACATCAATAAATCGCAATTCAAAACGCGGATGCTCCATGATCTTGCACACATTTCTACCTGTACCGATAATGCCGGAATCTATACACTCCACTTCATGTCCAGCGGTAATCAACGCCTGACATAAATGCGAACCGATAAGCCCCATGCCTCCCGTCAAAAGATACCTCATGCGCCAAACCTTTCTTGATAGTTTTGAACGATGCTATTTTCTGTGTAGTACGTTTTCTCGCTCAAATAGGGAGTCCAGTATCCGAATTCGTTTATTAACAGATACATCCCATATCGGGCCGCAATCCTGTTCCTGTATCCGAAATCCTTATACTTAGCCATTTCTCCCCGATGATCCGCATTAGCACTTGGAACCAAATCGTGTATTTTAAACCGCTGCGGGTTGCGGACCTTATCCTTCAAGGCTTCGTAATTCATTGGGCTGATGTCGTCTATCTCGTCGTTGCTCGATCTCAAATCAAGCGGGGCCGCCATGCCGCAGCGGGGGCACCATTGCTCGATCTGGCTGGTATAGTCCTTCTGGATGCGCCACCACCAATCTTTTTCGACCGGCCAGCCTTCGCCTTCCTCCCACAGCATTGCCATTGACGCTGCAACCTCGCAAAACCAAGCCCCGCGTGGATTTATTGATGCGCACCACGACATCTGCGCCCAGCAATGCTCGATAAAGTTCCACATCTGTTTTTTGTCTGGTACAAGTTCTTGTATCGCAACCAATAGCGGCCAGTGCATGATGTCATCGCGTGTGTGGTCGTTGATGAAAACGTTGTAGAACGTGTCGCAAATTATTTTATTGTAGTGCTCAAACCCCTTTGGTAAAGCCGTCCATAGGCCGAGCCTACGGCAATCACGCTTCTTCTGAGCGTACTTGCATATCTCCTTGAACTGCGGGTGAAAAACGGGATCTCCACCCATTATTCCTACTACTGATTTATACCCGTCAAGTGAATCTATTGCTCTTTTAACTTGTTCTAACGGCATAAAAAATGGTTTTTTTACTTGATTGCAAAACCTAGTACAATTACTGCATTTTTTATCGCAGAAATTTGTAACTTCTATTTGCACGTGCTCCGCATCACAAGGAGTCCGCATTTTTTTTCCTTTCTTCCCATATTTTTTTCATATATTCGCTACGTAAATTTCTCAACTCTTGTGAAGTTTGTTTTTTATATTTTCTACCAATCATGGATTTACGCATTCTTTCTCTTTTTTCTGGATTGGCCCATGCTAATTTTATTTTAGCACTTATCTTTTTTCTTAATTCATCTGAAAGTTTTACACCATATCGAGCGTTCTTTTAGCCCGGTTGTCCAAACCGCTTTTTTTCTTCATTCGTAAATCTTTTTCCGTACATAGGATTTTTGTTTCCAATAAGACATTTGTTTCTTGCGGCAGTATCATCACGTTTAACTCCAGAAGTTCCATCCCCACCATCGGTAACATTATATCCGTTTGGTTTTTTAGGGTTATAATATGCAATCCATTTACGTTCTTTTTCGTTGAGTTCTTCTTCTGTTTCAGCGCAATCTATAATTAATATATTGAAATTTTCAGAACCATATTTTTGATATGCCCTACTAAATGGCATACGTTTTTCGTATAAATGTTCTAATAACCTAACCTCAAGGCGGCGGGTAGTTTTGCCTATATACATCTTCCCATTAATCTTATTTACGGCCTTATAGATTATCACTATTGGCACCCCCACGTTTTGAGACACTGCCGCAAGTGGGCGACCTTTTCTTCTTCACTGATAGCGTATAAGTGATGCAGCATAAAGTTACCATCATAGCCGCATTTCTCGCGCAATATCCCAATCACGTCTTGGAACTTCAACCCGTACCGTGCAATGTTGCGGCTCATAACATAGTCGTCTATCAGATCGATGGGCTTAACGCCCTGATTTATTTCTCCTGCCGTGGGGAATATATTTTTCTGTGCTTCCTCAAGTGTCATGTCCTCAAGCGGATGCCACAAGTCAAGGCACCAATCAGAGGCAATCGTGAACCAGTTGCAACTTGAAATATGCCTGCCGTCCCTGTAGGTGTAAACGTCCTCCCGGTAGCGATTGCCAAGCACATCGCGCCCGTTGTGAAGCACAGTGTCTTTTTCGATGTAAGTCGTTACGTCCAACATGTCAGGATGCACCAGTGCATCAGAGTCAAGATAAATGTTCCAATCGTTTTCGTGCTCCCGGCCTAACTCGTAAATCTGGAACTTCTCATAGCGCCCTGGGAACTCAGGAAACTTGCGCGAGTCAATCACATAAAAATCAGCGTCAATCTTGTGAGCATACGCTTTCATGAATGGAAACGTGATGTCCGTAACCTTCTTTGCGTAATTGTCGATTGAAACCGTGTAGACTGTTTTTTTAACATTTCTCAAGGGAGTTCCTTTCAGTTAGCGTTATTGCCTGCTCGCCATTTGTGCAGCGATGTCTGATTCAGCCCTCTGTAGAATATCAGGGTATTTTTCCAAGATTTCTTTTTTACCTAAACGTAATGCTTCATTCCAGTAACCACGCAGCTTGTAAATCTGTTCTTCGGGTGTCTTGTCCTTGTACTCGGGAGACTTGATTATATCTTGCAAGGTCTTCTTGACGTTATCCCCGGTGGATTGAAGCTCAACCTTGTTCATGGTTATGATAAGGTCTTCATATTGGTGCGGGGTAAGTTCCACTGGCCTTTCCATGCGCTTTCCTGCAATCTCAAATATCTGATCACGCTTGGGCTTGGGGAGATCCCCCCTGATGCGGATAAGCTCGTTATCGACAGGGGAGGTCTGCGTTTCGTTGCTCATGAAGCGGTTGTCAACCTTGATCACGTCTCCCCAGCGGTTGCGTACCCGCGGAAGATCTTCTGAGAAACCGGGGATCTTGCTCTTGTACATATCCATTAAATTCTGAACGTCCTTGCGTTCAGGACTCCACAACTTTTCAATGTCCCTCAAGGCCCCCGGCATGAACGAACCAGCGAACCCCTGCACCCACGGCTTGCCGTAGCGGTCAGGGTCATCCACCGCTTCGATGAAACGTGTTAAACCGGATAGGAAGGTTGTATTGAGCGAATTTTTAGACCACCCTAAGGCCACCGCAGCCGCGATGCTTTCGATTGAGTTCTGCACTTCGGGGTCATCGCTGCGGGTGGATTTCATGATGTCAACAGCATCAGCTGTCCATCCAACCATCGTCGAAAGAGGCTCAAACCCGTACTTGTAAGGATGATAGGTTACGCCATCAAAGGTGATGCTGTAAGGCTTCCAGTTTGTATTGTAGAGGCTTGACCTCAGTTTCTTGTCTTTAGCTGTGGGTCCGCCCCCGGTGATATAGCCATCATTCGCCAAGTAGGCCGTGACGCCGGCAAGGGCTGTTCCCATGCCCACCCGAGCAATGGCAAGGTCGCGTTTAGCACCACCGGCCGCCATATCCTGCCAGAATGAAGGAAAAAACTGACCTATGAGTGGCGCCCGTTGCATTGCCCACTTGTTGACGTTCCAGGGGGTCTTGAAAAATGGTATGATAAGTTGAAGCGGTGGAGCGTCTTGAAGCAACCGGCTGGCTGTTTGTCCAACAGGGTTAAGGTCGTTGGTGAACGTGGCGTAATCGGCGGCCTTGGCAGCCTCCATACTCAACTCAGGCGCATGGGTTACAGGATCGGTCAGGATTTCAGCCTGACGGTTTCCGATGGCTTTTGTAACAATGTCCTTTTCACCCATGCCTGAGGTATCGACACCGATCGACTTCAGATATTTTTCGGCACTATCCAGCGTATTGATCTCGGTTGAGGCTTTACGCAGGCTCAAGGCCCTAAGCTGTGAACGATAGGCTATAGACTTGAACAGGTCATCGCAGGCGGTCAGGGTGCGGGTTCCGCCAAAGCCAAACCCGGCGCGTACAAATTCGCCCATCGCATCGGCCGCCACCGCATAGGGACCGCCTTCCTCAAGGATGCCGGGTGCGTTCTTGTTGATAAGCTCCTGCGCCCAATTCCGATTGCCTTCTTCTCCTACCAGTTTACCGCGGATGTTCTCGGCCGTGATTGAAGGTTCAAAATGGCCTGTCTCAACCTTCTGTGCCGTGCTTTCGCCAAATTGGCTTGTGCCTGTCTTCCACGCCCTGCCGAATAGTTTTAGGCCGTCTTTCCAACCCTCAACCCAGCCATAGGCCGCCGCAACCGATTCACCTAACCTGATTTCCTTTGAACCAATAAGCGGGGTCTGACTGATGATACTTGCTACCCCATGCTCTCCCGTCATCCACAGACTTGAAACTGAGTTACCGGCAAAGTTTGCAATTTGCGAATAAGGCCCGATAAGCAGATTTACCCACAACTCTTTGAACATATTCCATGTGGTCGCCTGCTTGGTCGCTCGAATAAGGCCGGCAATCTCAGCAGGTGTATCGGCGGCAGAGATGGCCTCGGCAATTTTTTCAGGAGGAAGGTTGCTAATGCCCTTCATAAATTCTTGCAATTCTCCAAACTTCATGTTGCCTAAAGTTTTCAGTCTTTTTAATGCACCAAACGCTCGGGCTGCTTCAGCAGTAATACCGTTCATCTGCATCATTCCAGCATAGAACAGATTTAAAGCTTTCATATACTCTATTTTATCTATATCGTTCATTCCCATTTTGACAAAACGGGCGCTTTCAGCCTTGAAGTTGGCCGTTATGTTAATAAAATTATCTTGGGCATTAAATATTTGCTCTTTGTTAAATGCTTGTCCTAATTTTCGCCCTAAATAATCTTCAAGATGATATGCAGCAGCTTTCTGTTCACTCATTTTATTTGTTTGAACAAAACGCCTGGCTTCCTCAGATTGTGCTTTAAAAACATTTTGACCCGATACAAGTGTCCCCATAAATTCTTCGGGGTATTTAGGATCAAGATTTTTACCCCAAAGACGTAAATTCACATCACCGGCATATTCAGTTGTAATGTCAGGTTTAGGCTGCGCCAGGATTTCCTTACCGGCCTTTTCCATATCGGGCGGCTGCGGGATGCCAGAGGTCGTGCCACCGCCCTTGACCTTAACTGGTGGTGTAGCTTCCTCGCCCTGCCTTACGACAAGCTCCCCTTTCTGGCTTTTCAGGATGTCGGAAACGGATAGCTTCTTGATTTCGGAGTTGACTTCCTCAATTACGGATGCTTTGGTCAGGTCATCGACCACACCAGAACTTTTAAAATTTATTTGTCCTTTATCGAAAACAATGTATGATTTTGCATTATCGAATTCGCTATCTTCAAGTATGATTCCATCATATCCTTTTGATTGAAGTTCTTTCCGTAGTTTTTTACCTCCACCAGCCTTCTCGACTTCGTCCATCAACCATTGTTTAGCATCTTTTATTTTATCCCCCATGACATCGACAGGAGGAACAGAATTGTTTTTCAATATAAGAGGATTATTGATAGCCAATTCGGCTGGATTAGCTTCTTTAAGACCTTCAGCGATAGGTTTGTCGTTTTCGGTAAACCATGCACCAAGTTTGGCACTTTCAACCGCGTCTGGATTGTTTATTGCAGTAGTTTTTCCCAAACGATTTAAATCAAAATCGCCAACAATTTTTGATTTTGACCAATGAAATGCAGGTATTGATTTAGGTTTTATTTCTCCAACCGCCCCAACTTCGTTGGCTAAGATGCCCTTCATCGCCTGCACTTGCTCGGCAATCTGCGCCGGGTCAAGCACCTTGCCAGCCTTCGCTGCCGCCTTGACAATCCCGCGTTCAATGGCAGGCTCAAGCGTCATGCCGCCCAGCAAGCCTACGGCGATGTTGAATGGCAACGCCAGCGCCGGGTGTGATGCGCCGACCACCTCTGCCGCCGTACCGTAAAGCGGATCGGTCGCCGCGTTGACAACCCCTGCTGCAACTGCCCGGCTAAGGGAAGGCATAAGCGCCATGCCTGCCGCCCGGGACATTGCAAACGAGGCCCCCATGCCTGCCGCCGCGGCCTGGGTCGGGTCGATCATGGGCTGCTCAATCCCCTGCGTTTCCTTGGAGACTTCCTCCTTCACACCAGCGGGAATGTGCGCCGGCTGAAGTTCTGGCTTAGGTTGTTCACCGTGGGCCGGTTGCAGTTCGGACTTTCTCGATTGGAGACTTTCAGCCATTCCGGCCGCGAATGAACTCTCAGCCGCCTTACCCTCGGATTGCTTCTTGGCCTGCTCCTTTTTAAACGCGGCTTGCTGATCCATCGCGGCCTGTTCGGCAACCTGCCGCTGCGCTTCTGCTGCTGAAACATAGTCCTGCACCATCGGGGAGTTGAATTCATGCACCACTTGGCGGGTCAGTTGGTAAGTGTTTGAATAGTCACCACCATCGGTTGTAGTGGTAGCAACCGATTCATCAACAGGTGCCAAGATTTTATCGTCTTCCGACCACTTCATATTGACATTAGGCACAATATCACCTATTTTGTGTGTTGATGAAACCATCGCAAAAAGCAACCTTGCTCGCTGCGCTGACCATCCATTTCGGGTTTAGGCTGTTTTTCAAGTTCCTTCTGTTCATCCTCACCACCGCTGCGTTTCATTTCCTGCTAAAATCCTGCGGGTGGAATCCCTTTGAGCGATTAGTAAACGCTCCCTGGTAGCTTTTTGGCGTTGGCTTTCTTTTCATCTTGCCGCTGCTTTTCCAAGGTTTCGTCTACCCAAAACTGTTCCCGTGCGCGTTCCACCATTTTTTGTAGCGTTTCATATTCAAGTTGGTATATCCGCAACGTTGCCTCATCTTTTGCAGACGCCATTTTTGAAGCAACAATCCGCATAGCGGCCTTGACATCGTCTGCGTTTTTGCGGTCGCCTTGCATGTTCTCAGTCACAACCGGCAAAGTAGAATAGGATCGCTTTAATCCCAACGAATATTCTTCTATTACAGCCCGAGCCGCCTTGCGCGGGTCTTCCCCGGCAAGAATACGGGCCTCAAGCTTCTTGTTGGCGTCATAGAATTTCAATGCCCTGTCGGGTGAGCGTTCCGCGTCTCCAGGGTCTATTGCATCCTTAATATCCTTGTAAGCTGATTTATGGGCATCATCGTAAACCATTTTACCAAGGGCTTTGGTGGACGTATCCGACAACAATCCCTTGGCGTTGCCCTCCATTATCTCTTTCTTGGTATCAAAACCTTGCAAGGTCCGATCATAAATATCGAGATAGTAGGCTGTATTGTCACTCTGTGGGCTGTCTTTCTTGTTCACCCACGCCAGATAGGCTTCCTTGCTTATAAGCCCGTTTCTTGCCAACTGGTGTCCATCAGGCCGCGGCTTGTTCGGGTCAGGGTCGTTTACATCCTGCCAAAACTTGAAATCGTTATCGGCCAGGGCGCGGTTGTGCCGTGTGATAGCGTGATCTTCCTCGCGCTCGCGCTGGCTTGCCATGCTGTTGAAATAGGAGTTCAACTCTTTTGATTTCTTGTAATCACCATTCCATTCCTTGAATTTCGACTCCTGGGAGGCATAGTGCGCCGCGGCTTCATAGTTTGTACCGAAACGGGTCTGCATGTATCCTAACGCCCCGGTCAATTCGTCGGCCTTAACCTGTTCTTCAAGCCGCTTCTTTAACGGTGCGTACTTTTCGCCAAGTTCCGATTTCCAGTCATCGAGTTTTTTAGCGGCGTATTGCGGATTGTCTGCAATTAGACGATCCATAGCCGCATAGCGCAAATCTTGGGTTGCCTTTATCTTGATTGACTCCGTATCGATTCCCTGATGAAAGTGGTCTATGGCCTGCCAAACACCGGGGGTTTTCAAAACAGGCTTGCCGTCTTCACCCGTTACGAACTCGCCATAAATCGAATTATTAAGCAACCTGTCATTGAACGCATTCTCTCTGGCTGAAGATTCCTCCCCTGCGAAATATCCTGCAAATTGCGATTTTTTGTTTTTCTTGTCCTCGATGTATTCGTGCCGGGCAAGGTTATCAAGATCTCCGACCTGGTGACTATCTGAAAGCCTGTCAAAAAGGGTCCGCTGCGAAAATGCCGTAATCGAATCCTTGGCAACTCCTTCTTTCGCCTTCGTATAAAAATCTTTATATTCCGCTTGCGCCCCGTAAGCCTGAGAACCTTCCCGGCTAAGAAGCTCTGCCATCTTTTGACGGGATGTATCCCTTAACTGATTAAACGCCGCGTAGGCTTGAGTGGTATCATAGTCCTCAAGCATCTTGGCTCCGCGGGCCTCTATCATCCGGCCGGTGTCAACGGTGGCATTGACAAAAGGCATGTACGTTATGGCTGATTCAACAGTTGCAGAGGTTGACCGTGGAGTGCCAAGTTGTGTCTCATATACTGGGATCTTAGGCATTTACTGCCCTCATAAAGTTTGCAATCAACTCAATAATTTCGTCGTCATCATCTAAAAAAAATGGTCTCGGTTGTTCTAATGCAATACTTCTAACTTCCCTAATTCCCGTTTTAGGCCATGCCCAATCAGGGAAAGCCCTCTTTGGGAAGAAGGGCCCGCCAGCCTCATGCCCAGGCCAGGCATATTCAGGAAAAGCGTTTTCGGGAAAGTTAAAGAGCACATTTTCTCCATTAATCCAAATCAAAGGTGACAGCCGAACGGTTGCCGTCGCTGTCTACCGTAAGCACAATCCGATCTTTACTATCGCCTGAATCCCTAAACGTTATCTCGGTTGTCTCCCCTCCGGTCGCCTTACCAAGAAGATAAGCGGCAATCGCCCGCAGCACCCCGACGACCGTTACCGTATCCTCAACCGTTCCGGCCAGTATTTCGTCAAGGGTGGGAAGTGCATCCACAAAATCGTTCAGGGTTGTGCCGGTATCCTCAAGAATGGCGTCCACATCGGAAGGTATATTCTCAGCGTCTAATTCAGCCAAGCGGGTTTCAGTACAAACAGAAGCCAGGGCCGGTGCCGCTATCACCTGACAAACAATTTCGATTGCATCCATCGTGGCGTGAGTTGCCTTTACAATCAGAGGGCCAAGTGTATCGGTATCGCCTTCCCCCAATGCAAACTTGTACCAAGCCGTAGTCTGTATCTCAGTCATGACGCTTGCGCCGGCTGCGGGATTGGCGAAGTTGCCCCCGTTTTTGCTGATCGTGATAGCCGGGTCAAGACCCGTTGCATCCGACAAATGATCGTCGGAAAGAACACCCTTCGCCACAACGATTGCTGCTACCGATTGAATTAAAGTTATCATTCTATAACCTGTTCAGCCGTTACACTCTGAATTCTGCCGGTTGTGAAATTCCTGTCAATATTGAAGTTCCATTTCTTAGGCTTGTTCAAGTTCTCCAGTTGCGCGATTATTGCGCGATTGGTTTCAAGTAAAGACTCCACTTGACGGGCAAGAAACGTGTCGCTCTTGTTACTAGATTGTTGAATCGTATTCGCCAGGCTCAACGTGGCATTCACCACGGGCGTTAAATCAACCGCCTTGGTTTCGGGGTAGGGTTTCGGTAAAAGCCTCTCTGTCTGATTCTCAAGGGCTTTCACAAGTGTTTCAGGCATGGTCAGCAAAGCCGCTATGGCATCTGCCGCCTTGACGGTGTTCTTCTCTATCTCGTTTAAAAATATGACCTGCGCTTCGTCGGTTTTCATTTTGCCGGTATATACGGTATTCTCGTACTTGTTGACGGTGCAAACCATCCTTCACGCGAGCCTATACTCATTCCGGTATTAAGAAGCGAGCCGGCGGCCCTGCCATAAAGTCCGGCGGCCACCCCGTATCCTTGCGCCCGCGCCATGGTGCCGGAGTTTTGCAATCTTAACTGTTCTATTCCTCCCGCCTGACGCAACAATGCAATATCGATTTCGCCCTGCAACGCCGTATCAATCTGCAACTCCAAGGGAGTACCGGAATCAGGTTGAAAGCCACTTGCCGCGGTCTGCGCTCTCTGAGCCGATATTGTCTGACCCACTTGACGCTTTACTTTTTCGACGTTGATTTCATTTGCAGCTTGAATATATTGAGATTGGTAATCAAGAATATCCTGTTGATACTTGGATTGCTTCAACGCTTGGGAAGCTCCGAACATGCTCCCACCGGCTTGAATCGCGCTGCCTGCCAGCATTATCACCATAGGCCACATATCTATTCTACCTCGACCTCCATACCGATGGCATCTATCGACATCGGCAACGGATCTGATTGACGGATATAAACGCTTTTCTCCGTGCCGCTTGAGTTGTTGCCTTCCCGCCGGGATAAGTTCACGACATGGCCGTCCGTGAAAGCGTTATTATTAAATAGCGGGGCAAGGTAGTTGGCATCCGGCCCGTAACTGCCTCCGGCCGAATTGCGGCAGCGGATTTGGATTTCGGTTATGCGCTTCGTTTTGAACATGGTATCACCCGACTTCAATTCAGGCGACACCGGCATGGTCTCAAGATCGGACACATATTGCAGCCCGGCACGCACCGTCGAGGACGCGGCAACCGTGATATTGTTGCTTGCAACCGTAGTGCTTCCTACTTTGCCATCGGCAACATACTGAACAGTCGCGTTGCTCAAGTGCGTCATTGCCATGGTGGTGAACGGCGTTGCGTTACTTTTGAGAATATGCGAGTCCATAAAATCAGAATTGTTGAACGTCTTGCCGTAAAACCCCGCCAATCGCTCGATATAAGTCACCGTGTTATTGTTGACGGTGCGGTTAATGGCCGCCCAAAGCTCGGTCTCGTATGTACCGGGAATCGTGGCGATGGATTTAACCGTGCCGCTGGTGTGTTTGCTCCAGGCGACAACCTTGTGTTCCTGCATGTAAGTCAAAGCAAGCAGAACACCATCAGAACGCAGGCACCACACGATTTCAAAGGGGTTTTGCTGGTAGGCCACCTGTGTAATCGTCACGTTTTCAAATAAATGATCGCTCAAAACCGATAACTCGCCGCTTTTGTACCCATCCGAGCCGAAATCATACGCCAATTCCCTGATTTTGGTGGCCGGAAAGCCCACATGGATCATTAAATCGCCCAATTTGGCCGGCATGACCTCTCCTGCCCCGAAATAGCTGACCTTATCGGCTTTCTTATTGGTAGGGCTGATAGCCGCCGTGCTGCCGGTGGAGGCCGCAATCGTCCAGACGCCGGAATCAGCCCCCGCCACAATCGACTTGCCGCTGCCCAGCCAGAAAATTACATCCGATGTACCGGATAACAGGTTCAAAACCATTCCGTCAGAGTCATTCGTCCCGGTTGTCATGTTGGCGTAGGAGCCAACATTGGATAGCCACAAGCGCGAAGGGAATAACGTTGACGATGCAAAGCATAGCCGGTCCTGATAGAATGCACAGGTGCGCGGATAGCCGTTATTGTTGCCCCATTCGGCCGGCGCGTTGTTGAAGCTGACGTTTCCTATCGTCCAGGCGTTGTGTGCAGTACGCGTAATCTGTGCAGGAGCATGGTTTTTGTGGGTGACAAACAGCGTATCGTAGCTCTGAGTCCATTGCAGTGTCGGCAGATCGGCGGCAGCGTAGTTGGTGTTCAGCGTATACGCGTTATTGTTTTCATCCAGGATCTGCTCACCGTCTTTGAAAAATCTTAAGGTGCCATTTTGGGCCGCAATGATGTAAGCCTGATCGGTAGAAAACTGAAACGGTATCAACCGTATGGCCGCGTTATGGTTTCTGGCAGAAGCGATGTATTCAAAACCGGGACGGCGCTGGACACCGCCCTGAGGCAGAGGCACAAAGTTTAGAAGCGTTTTGCAGCCGGCCTTCCACTTGTCAATGTCAGAACGTGTATAAACTTTAGGCGAAAGTTCCCCGGCGTTGAATATGTTTTTAACCGTTGAAACCGTGCCCACTATTCCCACCCTCCGTCTTTCAGCGTGGGGGATGTGTTCCTTACCAAATGCGCCGGATCTGCGTTCCGGCCGTCACTCTGTTTTGTTTCCTTCAAAACCTGCGTATAAAACGCCCACATATCTTTCATGGAGGCGTTCTTTTTCTGCAACGGATTGGCAAGCTCGGCCGCAATCCTGGCCGCCCAGCATCTTGCGAAGTGATTCGGCATGTTAGATACGGTCGAAATATCGGCAATGTACTCCAACACGGCATCATTTACGGTGCTTAATATCCTGCGGTCATCCCCCGCACCTACCACTTCAAACTGCGGTGCGCCCATAATCGCCACAGGCCGCAACATATCCGCTGGTACGCGATATACATAGCCGTTTGCGTAATCAGAAATCGCTTCATACCGCACCACCTTCCCGCCACTTGCGTATGCCGTGAAGTTCGTGCCGTTCAACCCGTAACACTCAAACGTGTTCGCATCCTTGTTGGCAACCCTTACAATAAGGCTGTTCAATTCCGTCATGCCGACAACATCGGTTATCTTTACAAGCCAACCATTCAAAAATCCGTGAGATGCCGCGGTAATCACCACCGGATCTGCCGCCGTTGCTCCCGTGATCGTCTTGATATTCGCATCTGTGTTGTAATCTGATTCTGCCGTACCGTCATCGAGCGATAGCTGCTGGTGCTTCTTGGCAAATTGCCAGTTGTGGTCTTCAAGCACAGCTTGACGGCATGTGGAATAGACTACGTTGCATAGGATTTCTTCTTTCTTGCTGTTGGTCGTAATTGTACCAACGTCATCGAGCGCATCAGGGTCGGCACCCAGCCAGGTCATCGCCAGCTTGCACACCGCAAGCTCCGTGTTCAGCCCGCTGCCGGCCGCGGTAATCACCCCGGCACTCGACGCCCAATAGACTGGCATGTCTACCCCCTATGTCAGTTTAAAAACCCGCACTTGGTATAGTTGGTTGTTCGTATTCAGGTTGGATGCAGTTACATTTAGAAGTTGAATCATCACGTTGTTGGCACTTACCACCTGTGCTGAAAGTGCCAGGGGAGCTAACGACGCTTGGCATGACGGCAGCACAAAGTCGCCCAGCCCAGCGCCCGGCACTGTAATCGTGTTATTCGCTGACCGGCCCGAGTCGATTGTCCCCGGGTTCCATGCGGCGCTGGCCTCCAAAAAGATCCCACCGAACTTGCGCCAGTTGGCGTTATCTCCATCACCGTTGGCGGTCGCAACCCACCCCAGAACCCCTGCGGCCGTGTTGCTGCTCCACACCCGATCTGCTATGCGCCAATAGTGCGATGTGGGCGCAGCGCTCATCAAAACCTCAGATCTTCCCGTGGCCGAGCTTTCCCCAACGGCCACACACTGCTCGACCGCCCCTTGCCGCCAGATGTTGTAATAGGCACCACCGTAGTTGATCTTCGTCCAATCTATAAAGCACAACTCGAACAGGTTGTCGTGCGCGGAATCCAGGATGTTGGCAATCAACCCGGACGCCCCTGTGGGTCCCGTCAACGCGCCAATGACGCGAAACACATTCCCGGTAGTTTCTGGTCCTGAGATGTAGATCCCGACTTGGTTGTCCCGCGCATGTAACTCAAGCGAACCGATTCGGAATAGGTTCTGAGCGCAAACCTTGTCCCCCGTGGTACTGATCAACGCGATTGCCGTGTCGCAATACGTTATGTAGTTGACATCAAACTGATTTAGCTCACACTGGCTATTCGACCCGCTCTTGCTGGTCAGCAACATCCCGTAATCGCATCCGATGATACTGTTGACCTTGAACCGATTAATGCCGATGTGAGCGTCCGAAACGCTACCTGGAAGCATGATGCCGGTATAAAGTCCTTGCAGGCTCCCGATGGTAAAATCGGCCTGGTCGCCCTTTAGCAGCTTGACCCCCACGCCGTAGTGGGTGGTATCCTCCAGGACGTCAGCGCCGTATATTTGCCCAATTTCAACTCGGCGACCGGAACTGTTGTTTTCGGAGAAGTCGAAGGTCAATACCGTGTCATCTTCGGTTGTGGTTGCCCCCCTCAAGAACATAGCGTTTGGAGCAAGAAAGTTGTATTTGATGGTCGAAATGGTGTTGACGGGGATATTGTAGACGCCAGGACGGACGATGATGGAGGCGTCTTCAAATCCGTTGTTCGTCCCACCCGTAAGATCGGCTGCGGCAATAGCTTTATTGAGCACGGCAGAATCGTCGGAGCCGTTCGGAAATGTTCCCCACCATTCTGGATAGATTTCCGTAACGGCATTCTTTGCGAATTTCACCGTGCCGGCCCCAGCGAACGCCTGATACGGCCCCGCGGTCATCTTGCCGTTGATCGTCAACACCTTGCCGCTGGCTACCGTGAGGATATTTCCACTGCGAAATTCCAGCGCCAGGGTCGCAGGGACTGTGGCGTCAGCGTCCACCGCGCTGTCCGCATCGATGACCAGCGTGGTGCCGGTCGAACCGATGCCCGCAATCGCCGCCTCCAGGTTGGTGTATGACGACAGATATTCATGCGCCCCTTCGTACAGCCTAACCTTGACAAACCGCTTGTCTCCGGCGTTCGCGTCAGGCTGAATTACACGCGGTGAGTCCTCGGCAGCAGCCGAGTCTGCATCTACCACATACGCTCTCAGACGGGAGGCCGCCGCATCCAAAACAATCGCCCCATCGAGGTCTTTCAATAGGCTCCCGTCGATAGAATCCAGCGATCCGTCCGCTCCGCCCGTCAGTGCTTTGTATGGATAAAAATACCAGTCGGTCATGCTGTTTTATTCCTTAACAGGCCGCCCCAGCCCGCGCTTGTAGGTTTCATTTTTGCTCACGTTCATCAGCATCGTCGATCTATTCCTTCGGATTAGCAGGCCGGCCGGGCTTTCTCGGCCCCGGTTCCGTTTTAGATTCTGCCGATTCGCGCCGGGTAAGTTCCATCCAGATCTGTTTGCGGTTCCATGTTTTAGGGATATCTCCCATGTACTTTGACAATGACTCTATCAATACGGCCGTGGGCCGCGGGTCGTATGCCGCTGAAACGATCTTGCCGACCGGATCGTTACGCCGAATAGTGTCGTCATAGTCCTCGGCTCTTACGAACCACTTTTCGGGAGGCGTGTACCCATTGTCGATCCAGTTCATCGGAAACTCTTGGCCTTTCTTGAACCGCTTGTTGTAAGCGAAACACTCTTTGATGCACCTGTAATGTTGAACAGCCATTCGTCGGCTCCTTTCCGGTGGGGTGTAGACCAGACGCGGCCGCCTGGTCTTATTGAGTTTAGGTTCCGGCAACAATCGTCACCGTTAGCGTGTCGTTTGTCTGAAGGCCGGTGCTGGTGTTGAAAGCCTTATTCGTGTAAATAACCCCCTGAATGGAGTTATTGGCCGCCTGATTGGAAGACCGAATCAGGTACTTATTCATCAGATCCGGCTTGATGATCACCCGCCGGGCCGTGTTCTGAGCCTTGGAAATCCCTTTCCCCTTGTAAGCATTGACGGCAAAGTTGCCCATATCTAACTCCCCCTTATTTAGTCGTACATGCCGGGAGCTTGTTACAGCCCCCGGCAGTTAAAGGTTTTAGTCGATAATATCAGCGTCACAGGGCTTCAGATAGGCGCTGATGTTGCCGGCTGCGATGTTGCCGGCCCCGATCACCACCACGCCGAGATAGGCGTTGCGGGTAGTCCCCTTCGGCAATTTGGCCGACACGGTGTAGCCCGCGTTCTGGTTCGCAGGGATAGCCAGGTTGCTGATGTAAGTACCGGCGTTAAGGGTGTTGCTGGTGTGCGTGGCAAGCCTTACGCTCGCCGTCATAGCCGCGGTCAAGGCCGTGGTGACGGTAGCCACAAACGTCATGCCACCGATCTGAGCGTTGATGTTGCCGCCCCAGGCGGTTTTGTTTGTCGCGGCATTGGCTTTGTAATCCACCGTGCCGCGAGTCAGGGTGTTGTTGTCCCCGATGATACTGGTTTCGTCGCAAAACTCATATTCGTACTGAATTCCACCCATGATCGTATCTCCTTATACTCAAAAAGAGTTTAATGGTTAGGAAACCGTGGTCTCGGCGTCGATGATGCTTTCACACATCCGCACATCAAAACCGTTGAAGGTCAGAACCTTGCCGCCACCGTCCAGGCCGTCACTCCGCCCGAAATAAACG